ATTTGTCAGGCAATGCTACCATGAACATAGAGCCGCCACTGTTAGAAAATACAGCACATAACGAAAGTATTACTACTAACAATGTACCATTTAGAATGATACTGTCAAATGACGTGCAAGAATTTGATTATAGAGTAGACAATCTTGTAGGCTATGAAATAGATGTAGATGAGGTATTGTAATGCCCAGACAACTAAGTTCTAATCAGAATACATATCTAGCAGGCAACAGCCTTGTTGGTATAACACTGATTGAAATAGGTGTAAACGGAGGCACAAACAAGTATTATACAGATGCACCGTTTGACATTGAGTATAACAGCACTACCTATGAAGCCCAAGGCAATTTTCTAGGAGTAAGTGAAACTTCTGAAACTGCTAATTTACAAATTACATCAATCAATCTTGTCATTAGTGCTTTAGATATCACAGTAGTAAGACAACTTTGTAATTCAAATCAAATCAACCAAGACGTCATTGTTAGAAAAGCATTTCTTGATCCTACTGACTATTCATTAATTGGAGACAGTGCAGGTGATAGAGCCATAGTAATTTTTAAAGGCAAGATTACAAGTTATAGAATTGAAAATGCAACGCAAAGTGCTACTATCAATATAGAAGTAACAAGTCAATTTGCTAATTTTAACAGAACAACAGGACGTAGAACTAATCAAGGCAGTTTACAAAGAGAACATCCAACTGATTTTGGTTTTCAATATGCACATGAACCAATGAACGACATCAAGTGGGGTAAAAAGTAATGATTAGAGAAGTAAGAATTAATGAGTTAGAAGGCTTAACTAATCTTGCAATTGAACACGGTAATGATGCAGGTTTAATCAATCACGATGCTGTTGACAGAAATTATGCCAAACAACAAATTAAACAAATGATGATTAATCCTGATTACAAGGTTTTTGTTGCAATTAAAGATGACAAAATAGTAGGATACATCATAGGCAACATTACACAAAAATTATGGAATCCAAGTTTATATGGTGAAGTAATTGTGTTTTTTGTGCATCCAGAAGTAAGAAACAAATACCTAGCAGATGATTTGTTTCAAGCAGTAAAAGATTGGTTTATAGACAATGGCTGTTTATATTTTCAAGCATCTTGTCTAACTTACACAAAAGAATATCAACCAAACGATGAATGGTTACACAGAGTCAAAACCTATTTCAAAACACAGAAAATGACTGAAGTAGGTTACCACTATGTCAAACCATTGGAGAGAGATCAATGAGTGGTGTAGTACGAGCAGTTAAGAAAGTCGTAAAAAGTGTTGTCAAAGCGGTTGTCAGCGTTGTAAAAAGTGTTGTCAATTTTGTTGGTGATGTTGTTGGCTTTGTGTTTTCGCCATTTGGCGCATTTGATACTCCACCAGTACCAGATCCAGGGGCAGCGGCAGAAGGTGTAACTGTATCTAAAACAGGAACAAACAATGCATTGCCAGTGGTATATGGATATCGTCGTGTTGGAGGCAATATCATATATGCAGAATCAAACGGAAGTTCAAACAAGTATCTTTATATTGTGTATGCAATCTGTGAAGGAGAGATTCATGGTGTAAGAAAACTTATTGTAAATGATGTTGAACTGCCAACAAGAGGTGCAGTGCATACAGCAGGCACTGTTTACACTGTTGACAGTGGCAGATTTAAAAACAGAATGCAATATCAAATATTCAACGGCACTGAAACACAGGGACAAAGTTCATTAGCAAATGAAACACCAAACTGGCCCAAGAAGACAAGAAAACTACCAGGCATTGCTTATGTAGTATGTCGCTTTGAATGGAAAGAAGTTAAGACACAAGAAGACGCGGATCAAAATCCTTATTCAGGTGGTATTCCGCAGTTGAAATTTGACATCTACGGCAAGAAAGTATTTGATGTTAGAACACACGGTAGTGGCAAGGATCTAAGTGGATCATACAGTTCAAGAAGCAAAGCATACAGTTTCAATCCTGCAAACTGCCTACTTGATTATATGGAAAACACTCGTTATGGTGCTGGCTTACCTTCAAGTGAAATAGATGCAGAAGCATTTAAGATTGCCGCAAACAAATTTGAACAAACAGTAAATTATTCAAACAACCAAACTGGTAGAGCAATGACAATGAATGCTGTTGTTCCTACAGGACAAAAAGTATTTGACAACATCAAAACATTGGTTGCAGGTGCAAGAGGTATTATGCCTTTTGTTGAAGGCAGATATAGATTAAAAGTAGAAGATGGCGGACATCCTACAGACATAACATCAACAACTGTAACAAGTGCATATGATGTAACAGGCGATAACATAATTGGCGGCATTACACTAGATGGTGAAAGAAAGGATGCCAAATATAATCAGGTGCTTGTGAATTATATTGACCCAGACAGAAACTTTACAAATCAACAGGTAGTTTTCAATGTAGCAGGGGACCAAACAGTTGACAACGATGAAGAACTTACAGGTGAATTTACATTTCACACACTAACCAATCCTGCAATAGCACGTGACTTGGCACAGATGATTTATGATAAGAGTAGAGTGCAAAGACAGATTAGTTTTACAGGCACACAAGAGTTATTGGCTGTTGAAGTTGGTGACATTATCAGAGTCACTGATACAATTTTAGATTTAACAGAAAAAACATTTAGAGTTACAGGACTAAAACTAAACAACGATGGCACTGTTGAAATAGATGGTGTTGAACACGATGCAACACTGTATCCGTTTACAAGTGGTCCTCAAATTGAACTAGATGCACCTTTATTCATACCAGATGATTATACTATTATACCTTATACTAGGCCTCTACCACCAGTGCCAACATCAACAACACCACCACTAGATCCAGACGTTGACAGTGCAGGTGAAATTGTAGAAGTAAATGCACCTGGTGATGCCCCTGATGCAGAAAATGAACCAATTGGTATGAGTTCATTTGATGACTATTCAAAATCATACAAACCTTCAAGTAATTCATTCATTTGGAATGGCACACTTGCAGATGGCACATTCTATTACTTAGGTTATACCACTACAACATTTTCACAATTCTATTGGGAAGCAGGTGGCGAAACAAGCCTTATACAATATACAAATCCAGTTTACTACCTATACAATGAAACTGCCGCTTACTATAGAATGGCACGAAGAAAAACCTATCAACAGAATTTTTTCAACGGTAGCAATTATGAATATAGAACATTTGATGGTTTTTGGTTGGCAGGTGTTGTAATGCCTAAGGATACTAGAATAGATCAATTGATTATAAGAACATTTGGTGCTAATGGATTAGTTAAAGAAGAAAAAATTGACATTATGGATCCTAATGTTGGCTCTAGAATAGGAAGTAGATACAATCCTAGTACCACAACACGCTATGACGAATATACTGGGGTATTAAGAATACCATCACTTGTTCAATTTGATTTGGCTGGTAGTGATTCATCTTTCAAACACACTGTTCGTTGGGCACAAAAAAGAACTGGCGAAGAATGGGAAGATGCTAGTGATTTGAGTAATGCTGGATTTACAACTTACACATATCAATTGCCTAGTGGTATATTTGTTAGAAAGAATAATTTAGAAGCATACTATAACTTCTTGTTTGAAAAATATCACGAAGAATTAGCAGTGGCAGGTAACACTGGAAACAATGTGTCACAGACACAGAACTTAGGAGCATAAAATGTCAGGTAACGGATACTTTGATATTTCACAGGGAATTTATGTACCTAACAGCACGGAAACTTGGGCTGACTTTGATGCTAGTTCAAGCGGTAATGACTGGAGTGGTTTCACAGAATGGCGAGGTACACCTAATCTACCACTTACATTTACAAGTGGCATACTAGATTATGGTAGTAGTGCTGTTGTAAACTATTTGTGCGAAGTAGATGCAAACTATCCTGTGAATATTGCAGTTAGTTACGGCAACACGGTGGACAGTTCAGGTGGTGCTATTGATTCACCTTCAACAATAAATGTTACACCTAGTCAAAGTCTAAGTGCAGTCAAGGCAAGGTACTTTCAATTTACTGTAAGTGTAGACTATGATGACAGTGCTGGCACAACTGGTGAAATACCATTTATAAGAAGTATGACAACCAGTGCTAACCAAGAATTAATTACTAGAACACTTACTGACTTAGATACTGCAACACTACCAAGTGGTGGCAACAGTTATGATGACGCAGGTTTTAGAGAACTTACTGGCATTGAAGGTATAAGCGGAATAACTTCTATTATTACCCAAATTCAGCGTGTCGCACGTAAATATGTTGCAGGCGCGACAGATACAGACTACTATGTTGGACCACAAGATAGTACATTTGATTTGTATGTGGAAGAAAGCACATTTTCAAATGCAAGTGTATTTGTAGACAAAGAACCAACACCACCTAGATTATACATCTATACAGGTAGCGGTGATATTACAGATGTTGTAATAGATGCACAAGTAACAGGACTGCCAGCGTTAAGCAGTGACAACAGAGGAAACATAGTAACAACATAAGGAGACTATAGATGGCTTGGGGAACAGCAGGAAATATAAACACAACTAACCTCTCAGATGGCACTAAATCGCCAGCATTGGCAAGGGCAAACCTTTTTGATGCACTGAATGAATTGTTAGCAGTGATTAACGGAAGAAACACAGCAAGTGGTGTAGCAGGATTAGACGCAAGTTCAAAAATCCTAAACACCCAATTGCCAAACACGATTACATCAAGTGCGGCACAGGATCTATTGTTGGATCCAAACACAGACAAGGTTAACATTGAACACATTCTTAACCTTAATCCACAAACTGTAGCACAGTTGAATGCAAGAACAGACATCACACAGGGTGATGTAGCAATTTGCAGTGACGGTGATACAGGCGTTTTGTGTATTGCTATTGCAAGTGGTGAAACAGACAGTGCAGGCAATCCAGAATGGCGTAGAATTTCATTAGGAGCAACAATAAGTGCAACGTAAAGAAGACAACCTTGATAAATTAGAATCTAGAATGGACGGTTTAGAGCGTAAAATAGACGTTTTAATGAACAATCATCTTGTACACATACAAACGGACCTAAAATCAATTATCGCCGCTTTAAGGCTTGGTTCCGTGCTTTTAACGGGTGGTTTATTAGTGGTTTTAGCAATAGCATTGGCACAGTAATATGCCATATCTAAAAGTAAAGCCAGACACATACAGTTTAAGCAAACAACAGATGTTTTCATTTGGTACTTGCCAATTTTGTGGTGCACAAGATTGGGATATGCGTTTCTTTTGGAACCTAAACAAAAAAGCAGAAAATCAAAGAGGCAAATTCAAAAATCTACTTGCTAGACGCACCTGTACATCCTGCAAAAGTACAACTGCTTTGGTAAAACTCAAACTTGACTAAAGCCTTTTTCTAGTCTATAATAGTAGTATAGGATAAATAACTATACGAAAAGGTAGACAGAATGGCATTCAAAGATATATTAGATAGGCATAACAACTGCACGGTTGTTATTATACCTCGTTTCTACAAGAATAGACCCAAACTAGTTCCTGGTTTGTATTGTGAAGACTGTTGCAAGTTAATTAAATGGTTAAAAGACCCACTTGCTGATGAACTTGTAAATGATTATGGCGTTGAGCGTCTTCCTTCTCTCAAAGAAGATAGAATAAAACTATTTCAACAACAGTTGGGATATAAAGACCGTGTGAAACAAAAAATCAAACAGGGACTAACTCTACAGGATAGAAAATATGGCATACGAGCCTAACGCACAGGATCCAAGGGTAAGACGTCGCATTGAACACGCAATAGATTGGTGCCTATACAATCTAAGTGAAACACAACCCAAACAGTGGTATACACGCTATCTGGACAAGCACATAGGACACACACATAGAAAACTAGGCAAATACCTGCGTGACACACTTCTTATTGTGCAAGACAATCATTGGAATATGCACACTGGTTCTTGTAAACACTATCTGCTTGATGCACAAGGTGTAAAACGTCTATGTAAACTGTTAGGCTTACCATTGCCACGCAGATACACTAATTTTAAGAAACAACGCATTCTACAACACGCACACAAACAGTTTGGCAACGCAATACAGCAAGGTGTGTTTGAATATGAAGATAAAAGCAATAGGCTTTGGAACAGTTTGCAAAATGTGCCTAGCAATTTAAGAACAGAACTGTTTCACCAATATGGTTATGATTACAATTATGATATTCGTTCAGCGGCACCTACACTGTTATATCAACACGCAAAGGTGCAAAAGCCAACCCCAGAAATTGACGCCTATCACCTAGACCCTAGCAAGTGGAGACACAATCTTGCACAGGAAGTTGGCTGTAATCTGCTTCAAGCAAAACAGATAATCAATGCTCGTTTTGCAGGTGCATATCTAGGACTTGATAACAGTCTTGCAAGACATCTCAATGGCAATAGAATACAGCATTGGAGACTAAAAAACTCAGAGCAGTTTCAACGACTGAGTGCAGACATAAGACTGATGTGGACAGACATCAAGGAACAAGAAGGTGGTGTGCGAATGAACAGCAGAAACAAATGGAGTGTTTACTTTCGTTTAGAGCGACAGGTAATGAATGTGATTCAGCGAGAACTCAGACAGATGAATTGCAGATACTTCTTGGAACACGACGGGTGGAGATGTGACAGGTTTGTTGTTCCAAATGAACTAGAACAAAAGATAAAAGCAAAGACTGGCTTTGTGATACAGTTAGAGTGGCATAAGAGTGAAAACTTATATAACAACTAACACTATAATTTGCATAATGCCAACAAAGTCTGTTTAGACACACATAACACACACAAGGAGTAAATACAAGTATGACAGGTAGTAGTAAACTAGGTAAGACATATCCACACAACTGGATGAGTGGTGCTGGAGAAGCGGAACATCGTCTCTATAGAGATTGTCAAAGATGTAAAGCACAAGCCAAATTTCGTAAACAAGAATGGAACATAAGCATTCTTGAATATATCGCGTTGTGGATGCAGGATGATAGACATCTACGCAAAGGAAGAAGTGCTGACTGTCTTACTATGACACGCATAGACAAAACTAAACCTTGGAGCAAGGACAATGTAGAGTTCTTAACAAGAAGGGAACATATGCGGTCAATTTACACAGGAATAGTCAAGAAAGACTACATAATTGAAGATAATGCTAAATATTAGTACGGCAAGGGCACTCCAATATCTCCTGGTAGAGATATCTCCTCAAGTAGGGCTGTTTGTAATTCTTACTAGAGACACTTCTAAACTTATTGCCATTCGTTTAAAGGGAGTGGCCCTTGCTTACTAATCCTAAAAAAATATACACTGACTGGCACAAAACCTTCCCTGGGAGCGGACAAGGCAAGCAGTATCCCTATCTACTGGACAAGATACTGCAACACAACAAATTTGCAGATCGTAATCCTCGCACGAAGTGTCATTGGCACACACTGCTAGACTATGGCTGTGGCAAAGGTGGCACTGCACGTTGGTTAAAGGATCTGATACATCGCTATCCACTTGAAATAGACTGCTATGATCCAGGACACCTAGACTACAAGGATACACCTTTGCGTGAACATTATGATTGTG